GTCACCTGCCGAGAGCGGAACAGCGACCTTGTTCCACCTGACATTCGGAACCTGAATACGGAGCGTGGACGGAACAGAGCCGCCAGCGACCGTGGTAGAAGTCAAGTGAAGGTCTACGTCGAAGATTGTTTCACCAAGGAACCTGTCATACTCCGACGTGTCGGTGAAGTCAATCGTCAGAGACAGGGTGACCTCACGCATACCGAGCGCCATACGCTTCCAAGAACGGGTCTTGCGAAGTGTACCGATACGCTCCATGTTGTTGTTGACACCGAAGGTAAACTCCTTGACCGTTGTCAGGAGAGTGCCCGAAGCGACCTTGATATCGACGCCGGAGAAGTGGAACGGAACAACGTTCGAGTAGGACGGTGTGCCCGCCGAACCCTGCTTTGCGCGGTTCGTGCCTTCGAGGCCGAAGGAAGCGGTGACGATTTCGCCGTACGCTGCCTTGATTTCAAGGGTATTGACACGAACACCGGAGTAGCGCATGATGAGAACATCTGCTGCGCTGGACTCGAAGGTGAACGTCGGTTCCTCCGAAGCCGGGGTGTATACGTGCTCGTAACCGCCACCAGCGTACGCGCCGGAAGACACCGTTGCTGCAAAGGCCGACTTCAAGAGGGAAGCGATATCCGTTGGGATAAGTTCCATTTCCATCGAGCCAGATACAACGTACGGGGCTGCCATTGCGATGTACTTGTCGCGGCTGTGCCTAATCTGGTCAGGCACGATAAAGTCGTTGGAGTCCTCGAATGAGAACGAAGATACCGGGAGCCACTTCGTCGGAGCGACGAAAGTACCATCGGTAACCTCTACTCCATAACCTACGTAGCCAAGTGCGCCAAGGCTCATACTATAGTTTCCTCTTTACGCTTCGCGCCCACGCTGCTTGTTGACAGTGAGCGTGACTTGTGCGGACTTGGCAATGACCGAGCCGCGCACCTGCACCATGTAGTCAGTCGCGGAGGCAACAACCTCCCTGACGCCTGTAAGGCCGTTCAGAGAACGGGTGGAGTCCCTACGGAACCAGTTGCGAACCTTCTCCATGACTTGAACCATCTGCCGGTCTGCCGTTGCTTCAAGGACAGTTGCGTCCCAAAATGCACGAGAGTCCACGACGAGGGTTACTAGAACTTCAAGGTCCCTTACTTCGTACCCCGTCGTCTCAATGTCGGGCAGGTCACGAACCGGCTGGACCAAGAAAGCCGGGTAACTGTTCACGGGAATGACGCCGGGGTCGCCCCAGTAAACGGCTTCGATGTGAATAATGTCGGAGCACCCGCCGTTGGCGCTATCGGTGTCCTTGAACTCCGTCAGCGCCGTGACGATAGCGTCTACAACCGCTTCCACTACAACTTCTCCAAGTCTCTCGCAATAGCGATGCGCGCTTCCTTGCGGGCTGCGTCCAGAACGTCGCCGTTGACGAACCAGTAGGGACGAGCGGCCATGTTGCCACGCCCAACCTGATGCACAGCCTTGCTACCGCTGGCTGTAACATTCACAGAGCCACGTTTCGGCTCAACCTCGACTCTGATGCTCCCTCCCTCGAAATCCGTCTTAGCGAATGTTGCAGCGCCTCTGACAGCCCCTAGTTGGGTCGTCGTCAGCATCCGCAAGTCCTCGTAGCGGTGGAGGATGGGTCCAGTGCCGCCAAGGCCCATTTCCTCACGCTCCTTGACGGTGCGGGCTTTGAGTTGGTCCCAACCGCCGACCATAGAGCCCTCTGAGCGGAAGTTCTTGGCGAAAACGGTGCTTGCGCCACGAAGACCGGCGAGTGCGTACTTGTCGGTGCCGATGCGGAGCGTACGGTCAACACGGCGCATCATTGTCTTGGTGCCTTCGAGGCCCTTGACAGTGACAGTTACGCGCAGCATTAGCCAATCCTCTCGCGCCTGTACGGTTCCAGCAGGTCAACAATCATCTGGTCGATGTTCGTGACCATGAAGATTTCTCGGTCTTGCGGGCCTTGGTACTGAGGCTGAACGAGGTTTGCGACCTTTAGCGCAGTGGCACGCTGCACGTTGGAGGGAACGGGGTCGTATCCGGTCACGTAGCCAACGGTATAGAAGTAATCCCTGTACCAAGGCCCGTTGATTGGGTTCTTGAACTCGATGATGCCTCCTGCACGGATACGCACCAGCGAGGGGTCAACGGTGCCGCTTGTTCCCAAGTCGTTGACCCACGCAATCGAGTTGACCACAGTGACCGGGAAGTCATCGAGGATGAGCCTGTTACCACCGCTGCCAAAAGACTCCGTGTAAGCGGAGGCAGAGGCAAACTTGCGGTCGCAGTAGTTCTCAACCCAGTCCGATGCTTCTGTGATGAGGGTTTCAAGGGCATAGGCGGAAGGTGCGAAGGATTGCTTCAATCCGAGCGTTGCCATTTGCTCCTGAATGTACTCTGCGGTGATGAGGTATGCCATTATGCGCCTCTCAGAAGACGGCTACGCTTTTGACGCTTCTTCCTGAACAGGGTGCCAGCACGAGACGATGCACGGCGGCTTCCTGCGATAACCTTGGCCATGGACCTAAGCGGAAGGTTCCGCCTGTCGTCCTCCATCTTCAACCGTACTCTCTCGAAGTACGACGGGCGACGACCCGGCTTCCTGCCGCCCTTGATTGATTTGTTCCTCGATGACTGGCTCTGCCTTAGGCCGGGAGCAGACCTTCTCAATCTTGCCAACGATGATTTCCTCGAAGGCAGACCAGTCGAACTGCTTGACTGCCTCTAGCCCCTGCGCACGCATGCGAGCCATCTTGCGAGGGTCGCGCTTTAGCGAAAGGATGACCTTGGCGATATCCTGCGGGTTCAGGTTAGCGTAGCGAGTACCCGACTTATGGACCTCCCAATCGTACGGTTCAATGCCGACGCCGCCACCAAGTCTTGCAACTTCCCAACCGGCACCATACTTGGTGACGGCGACCGGCGTGCCACAGGCCATGGCCTCCGCGATGGGAAGACCAAAGCCCTCAACCTGAGAAGGCAGCACGAACAAGTCTGCTGCTGCCACCAGTTCACGAAGGCCGGGAACGTCCAAATCCCCCAGTTCAGGCACGGCCTTCCCGAAGCCAGACATGAGGGGGTTGAAGATGACGCTCTGCTGAATGGCGAACGCTGTGGCTACCTCGGGCAAGTTCCACCCTTCGAGCCAATGGTTCTGGAAAGGAACGGTGTGCAGGTAAAGCAGAACGTCCTTCTGATTGTACTGATGCTTTAGGATGCTGATTGCTTCGATAAGACGAGTAAGTTGCTTCCTGCGAACGTTTTGCGACACACAGACGACGACAAACTTGTCACCCCAGCCAAGCCTATCGCGCATGACTGCGCGGTCTTCGTCGGTCATCGGCGTGAACACGTCATGGTCAACGCCGTGGTAAACGAAGTCGATATCCTTCCCGATATCGCGCTTCACAACCTCCTGCCCATACTTGGAGCAGGTCATGAACTCGATGTGCCCAAGAATGGTGCGCCAGTGCATGTTGACGATTGGCTCACCCTCGATTGGGACATACGCGAAGAACGGCATGGCCTCGGGGATTACAGCGGACATTCCGGTCACGCTTCCGGGGTCGCCGGTCATGTAGATTACGTCAGGCTCGTACTCTTTGTCTTCGAGCACCTTGATGAGCCGTAGGTAGCCCATCGGGTCGTTGCTCTCTGGCACAAACTGGGTGACTGGCAGGTCAGTCTCAGCGGCCTCGAACTTTAGCCCCGTTACGGTGGCTACGTCCCATCCCTTACTTAGGAATGCGCTTAGTGCGTGGGAGTTGACTCTCCCGAACCCCGTCTTCCCCAGCGGGCTGTCCCCCACCATCAGAACTTTCATCTGCGCTCTCCTGTACGGCGCTATCAGCACTCTTGGTGCTCAGGGAGGCTACGAGTTCGTCAAGGCTGATTTCGCGGCCTGTAACGGGGTCGAGGCGGTAGCCCTTCATCCATGCACGCTGCGCCCAGTGAGTGAACTTGGGGTCGCGTGGCAACTCGATTACGCCAAAGTGAACGTCAACCTCGCCCTCGTAGAAGTAGAACTTCTGGTCAGGGAGTTCGTTCGGGTAGATGTGCTTTAGAAGTACCTTCTCGGCCATCATCACGGCTCCTAGTCTAGCAGGAGGGGTCACATTTCTGCAACCCCTCCCGTTTTAGTTACGACTTAAAGAGTAAAGTTCTTCAAGTGAACCGGACGCCCTTCGAGCGCGAAGCCGAAGTAGCCCTTAATCATGAAGTCCACAGAGTCCTTGGTCTTGGCCAGTTCCTCGAATGTGAAGTCCTGATGGACGAGCAACTTAGCGTCTGCACGCTTGAAGAACAGAATGTCCGTGTTCGTCTCCCAGTGGAGGTCCGTAACAATCGGCAAGCCGTCGTACGTCAGAACACGGAAGCCCGCAGCAACCTCAACACGGTCATTGAAGTTCTGCTGAGCCTGCAGGAGGGAGTTAATCTTCCTGCGAACCGCACGCGAAGTGAGGATGATATCAACGTCACCACGGGATGCGTCGATAGCCTCGTCAATCTTTGCGAGGGTCAGGGTTGCAGCGGCAGCGTCAACGACGCCAGTGCCGGAAGCACCCCAGTTGAGAACGTCAGAAGTATCAATCTGGTGAATGATACCCTGAATGTCGTCGGAGCCGCCAGTTGCCGTAGCAATGTCGGTGGACAACTTCTCAACGAGAGCCTGCGAGTGTGCCTCGACTTCCATCGCCATAGCGTTGAACAACGACCCTGCAGCACGCTGCATCGGGCCGGTGACCTCGCCACGGGTGTACAGGTAGGCAACAGACTTCTGCTGCTTGCTGTACGTGGACTGCGTAGCGGCAGGCAGAGAGCCGCCGTCCGTAGCCCAAGAAGCGGTCGGGAGGGCATCCCTACGACGGATGAAGTAGGTGTTGGTTGCCCACGGGACCTTGTTCACGACGTTATACAGGACCGGCTGCTCTGCAGCGTAGTCGCGGATAGCGCCGTCAACTACCTCAGGGATGAGGTAAGAGCCGGTGCTCGCAAGGTCAAGAGCCTTGCGAATAGTCATCTGGTCCATGTTTCTTCCTTACTTGCCCTGCGTCTGCAGAGCCAGAGCGAGACGCAACCTCTCGGACGGGGTAGCCTTGCTCAGGAGGTCAGCGAGTTCGCTTTCCTGAGACTTCCTCGTCTCGTCGGTGATTGCACCGGGGATTTGCGTACGCGGAGCCTTTTCAAGTTCCTCGATACGAGCGGCTTGCTCCGCGTTGGCCTTAGCAAGGGCCTCAATCTGAGCCGTCAGAGCAGCAAGACCGTCGTCTGCCGTTTCCTCTGTTGACTTGTCGAGGGTATCTTCCTCAGCCTCGGAGTCCGACTTCTCGGAACCGACTTCACCAAGAAGACCAAGGTCTGTCAAGGTGCTTGTCATTTCGTTATAGAGCGAAAGCAACTTCTTGCCGTTAGCGGCGGAAATGTTGCGCCCAGCCTTGTCAACGTCATCGGAGTCGTCCTCAGCGGACTTGTCAGTCTCGTCCTCGGTGACTTCCTCAGTCTCAGACTTGTCAGTCTCGTCGGCAACGGCGCTCGAAGCGTCGGTGTCCTCCGCTGACTTGTCTGTAGTTGCGTCGTCAACTACCTGCTCGTCGGCAGCCTTGTCCGTAGCGTCCTCGACGTTCTCGTCAAGGAGTTCGCCGTTCGGTCCAACCTTCATTGCGTTTACTCCGTCAGAAGCGTCTTCGAGTGACGCATCCTTAATGCTCTTGGAAAGTACCGACCCGAAGGACGGGTACCATGCAGGGCGTGTGGTGTTCGAGATTTCATCAAGAACCACGTCCTTGTACGTACGGATGGGCTTGGAATAGCCTTCAACAACGTCGTAAGCGTAGTCAAGTACCCTACCGCTCACGGACATGCCGTACTGCTTTCCCTTGTCCAACTGCTTCCACAGGTAGGAGGATGCAGGGTTGTCGTCGTCCAGCCTGACTTCGATGCCAAGGTGGAAGTGCTCGTTGACCCAAGCCTTCGTAATGACGCCAAGGTCGCGCAGGACCCCATCAGGGGCGTGTGCGTCACGGTAGACCAAACCTTCGTCGGGCCTCTCGTTGATTTGAGCCGCGAACCGCTCGATGAGTTCGGGAGCCATGCGCTCACCCTCGGAGTCAACCTCCGGGCCGCTCGCATAGCCGATGACGTACTTACCGTCAGCGCGCTGCTCGCTCTTGATGATGGGGAACGTGTACTTGAACGTTGCCGCAAGAGTCATAGATTATCCGTCCGTCTGGTCCTCGCCCCCGGAGCCTTCTCCGGTTGCGGGAGCCTGACCGCCCTCGCTACCGTTAGCCGGTGGCGGGGAGCCTGCTGCGGGCGGCTGATTTTCGGTTCCCTGCCCGCTGATTGGCTGTCCAGATGGGCCGATTAGACGAGCCGCAACGTCATCCAGCCACTCGACCGGGATTGCGCCCGCCGCTGTCTGGACAAAGTGAACGTCGCCGCCGTCAATCTTCGGCAGGCCGAGTTCGCCCTTAATCTGGTTGATAGACATAACGCCAAGCCTCTCGGCCTCACCGTACAACTTCATCATGTCGAGCATGTCACGACGGCTAGAGTCGTTCTGCCTGAACAGAATGTCGTCCCACTTGTAGAGCAAGAGGATAAGGTCGTTGTTGATTTCTTCCTCGACAACCAACTGCAGCGGAGCGATGTTCTCCTGCCTGAATGTGTTGTCGGCTTCCTTCGAGGTCGAACGGTTCGAGTCCTCAGTGATGCCCAACTTGGAAGGGTCAATGTCGAGAACGGAGAGGATTTCCTGACGGTTGAACTTGCGCCCCTCGATGAACTGCATTTCCTGCCGGGTGGACACTGATTTGTTGATATCAATGTCGCCTTCGAGCAGGACAGGCTTGTGTGCATTTTCGGGACCGACGTAGTTCTGCGTCAGCCACTCACGGTTGCGCTCGACTTCTTCCTTGTTGCTGTTCTTCATCGAGAAGATGATGCCAGTATGGGCAGAGTTCTCGAAGAACCTCTCGTTGAACTTCATCGCAAACAGGTCGGATGCGACTGTCAGTTCAAGCGAAGATAGGAGGCTAAGACCACGAATATCGTTGTCGGGGTCATCGAACTTGAACTGTACGATATCCTCGGCACTGTACTCGATTGCGTCTTCGCTCTCAGCGATAGGTCCGTAGCGCCACTTTGACAACTGGCCATCTACGGTCTTCTCGTCCATGTAGTACGGATGCAGCCTGCGGGCGCTGATTGGCGTTCCCGCTGCGCTCTTGTCGCGGATGATGAGCCAGAAGGCTTCACCGTAAATCAGCAAGTCCTTGTAGGTCACACGGAGCAACTGGCTGCCGTTTGACACACGGAAGAACTTGCGGAGCGCCTTGACCTTCGTGTCCTCGACTGGCTCGTCTGGCTCAGCCGGTACGAAACGGTACCCGTTAGCAACGGCTACCTTGGCAATCTTTTCGATGCCAGCACGCACAGTTGGGTGCTGCTTGTACATTTCGTAGAAGGTCGCATAGCGAGCCTTCCTGCTGCGGTCGATGAAGTACGCCTCGCCGTTCTTGGTCGCACCAAGGACAGTGAAGTTCGCCCTCACCGCGCCGGGAGCCGTCTGGCCAACCTGCGCCTTCTGTGCAGCAGCGTCGGTTGCTGTCTTAGTCCTTCTAGTCGCTGCCATTGTCGTCCTTACGCAGGTAGAATGTCCACGTGCAACTCAGTCCGTTGGGGTCCGAGACGCGGACACTCCATGAGTTCTTCCTCACGGTAAAGCCCGAAACGTCCCCACGCTCAATGGCGCGACGAACACGGCGAAGTGCTACCTTCACCAACGGGCTGAGTTCTGTCTTGGAAACAAGACGGTCGAGTTCACGTGTGTTCATGGCTATGCTGTCTCCGGTCCTTCCTTTGCGACCCACTTTACAGTGGTGCCACACTTTCGGCAGGGGCCTTCGACAGAGCCACGGATAATCCTGTAGAGGTCACGGTGCTTGATGGCGATGCGCTCACCAGAAGCCTCCGCGTACCCAAAGAGGGTACCGCAGGTGCACCTGACCGGCACTGGTCTACTCATTGGCTCTTGGCCCTCTCGGTCAGCCGATGATGGACATGCGAGGGGCTACACGCCCTTCGCCGTACATGGCAAGCATCAGTGACCAGAAATAGTCGTCCGAAGCGTTGCCTTCACCGGCAAACTTGTAGAAGTTAGCCTCCGTCTTGGTTCGACGGATGCCGTGGATTTGACGCCTCAGGTCCCCTAGGTTGGGGAAACTGACTCGCCCTGTCTGCATGTCACCCTTGAACTGGGTTGCCCACTTTTCCTTCTTGGCGTTGGTGAAGACCACACCCTCAATGTTGGTATTGAGGATGAGGCGCTTAGCGTCCTCCACAAACGTTGCACCGACACCAGTCTGGTCGATGGAAACCCGGTTTGGCTTGACCGCCTCGATGAGGCGCTGCATGTATTGAAACTGCTCGTTGTACGGGTCCTGCGACGGCCTTGTGAACAGAACCTTCTTGACGCCATCGTCAAGGTGCTCTACGACCGTGAAGACCGTTTGGTCGCGTTCCTTTGCAAGGTCAACGCCGATGCTGAGGTATCCGGCTGCGTCGTAAGACGGGTGCCACTCGCGCCAGATTGCGGCCTCGTTATCGGTGCAGTTGACAATGAGGTCCCATGTGTAGTACGCTGTAGCCTCGTCAGCGAACGAAGCCTCGTACTCCGTCTGGAACCCGATAAGGTCGCCACCGAAGTTGTTGTAGATGATGCGCAGTTTGTCCGTGCCGTACTTTAGGACTCGTTCCTCAGAGCCCTCGACCGCAGCGGCCAGAGCCAAGGCTTCCTCGTAAAGTTCCGGCTTGACCATTGCCGAGCACTCCCACCACGGAACGCCGTGGCGGCTGTACTCAGGGTAAGCCTGCGTGTTCGTCATAATGTCGTAGAACAGACCAGACTGGCCGAGCGGGGTGCTGATGATGGTCAGGCGGCTGTTTCCACGAGTGATAGCGGGCATCGCGGCGCGGTACAACTTCTGAGCGTCCCTGATGTGGGCAAACTCGTCAAAGTACACGTCCTTGCGTCCACCACGGACAGCAGACGATGCTGGCTGGCTGATGATGGTGCTCGTGTGCGGTGGGCGGTGGAAACTGATTTCTGTGTCAGCGTCCGTCCACAGGACCGGCTTTAGGGCCGGGTCGTGCGTCTTGAACTCGTCAGGAATGCTGTGGTAGATGTTCCGCGCAATCTCAATCTTGTCAGAAGCCTCCTTCTGGTTGATTGAAATGATGTTAGCGCGGTATGCCTGACCTACTGCAGCCTTGTGGACGACCTCGCCCGCGAGGATTGTCGAGAAGCCAATCTGGCGGCTCTTGTTGATGATGCGGAAGAATGAATGGTCATTCAGGTAGCGAACCTGATACGGTTCGAGCCGGAATGGCGCTCCATCCAGTTCCGTCAGTGTTTCCAGCCATACTGCCGGGTACTGAGCCAACAAGGATACCAAGTCGTCCATTTGCAAGGAGGTTTCGGTCTGCAACAATCTTCACAAGCGGCTGTTCGCCGTCCTTCTCTGTATCCTTGCCCTTTTCGACCTGATGGCGAAGGGTAAGGAGCGAGTTGAGCACCTTTAGGCGGTCAGTTACGTCCCTGCGGAAGACAACCTTCTTGACAGTGCCAAGAACCTCGCCTGTGTCAGGGTCAATGTCGATTTCGTTCTCGCCCTGCATTTCTGCGATGAGCGCCGGGTGCAGATTGCGGCCCAAGAGCAGGATGAGAATGTCGAGTTCGCGCTCAGTCGAGACAACCTCGCCACCCTTGACGACCTTCTTTAGGTACTCGTAGTGCTCAGGCGGGATTACGCCGTCGAACTGGATGAGCAACTGGTCTGCCAACTCTGTCGGCACCAACGACTTGCTCTTGTTCTTCGAGCCGGGTGGGCGACCCCTTCCGCGCTTCTCTCCGCTCAGGTTGCGCGTGCGAGCCACAGCACCGGTCCTCTTGCTGCCCTCTGTGGAGCGCAAGCCGGTTCTACTGTTGGCGTGGCGGGGTTCGGTGTCAATCATGCTTTCCTCTTGGGAATGCGGAAGCCCCCGCCACCCGCTCAGGCGACAGAGGCTTCCAGATTAGTCTCCCTTTTGGCCACTGGGATAAGTGGTGAACGGTGAGATTGCCTACTCACATGCGCGTGCAAAGTTGGTTTATAGCAGTAAACTGTAAACCACGCAACCCTACGTTAGCCTCCCGGCAAGAGTTCACGGCTGGCACCGCTCCGCACCTTCCGCCGTTTAGACGCAGCCCGCTCATCGCGTCGGCCACTGCCCACGTACTTCCGATACGTTTTCTATCTCCGTAGTCCCGATATGCCCCCACTCTGCGGTAGAGGCTATTCCGGCACGTTCCTGACGAGGCCGCTAAGCCCCGCCATTATATAGTTCCCGGTTACGCTTTTCCGGGGTCATCCTAAGGCAACTCCGCTGACCCGCTGCAGACGGCAAAGGCATCGCTGGCGACCGTTTATGGCTGGCCCGCTAGGACTCGAACCTAGACCAGCGGGGTCAAAGCCCGCTGTCCTGCCATTAAACGACAGGCCAATGTTGGTGAGCCGAGAAGGACTTGAACCTTCAACCTAGGGGTTAAGAGTCCCTTACTCTGCCGTTGAGTTACCGGCCCTTGGAGAGTCAGACGAGACTCGAACTCGCATCATAGGCGGGGTAAAAGCCCGCTGGTCGCCGTTGACCTTCACTGACCCATTGGTCGCCGTGGGTGGACTCGAACCACCGGTACAGTGCTTATGAGACACTTGCCTTACCGCTTGGCTACACTGCGATTGGCCTCTCCTACAGGACTCGAACCTGTGGCCTTGGCGTTAGGACCGCCCTGCACTGTCCACTGTGCTAAGGAGAGTTGGCACCACCGGAGGGACTCGAACCCTCATATCGACCGCTTAGAAGGCGGTTGTTCTTCCATTGAACTACGGCGGGATGGAGGTCCCTGTCGGACTCGAACCGACGATGATGTGGGTTGCAACCACACGCCTTGCCTCTTGGCTAAGGAACCATTGGTGCTGCCAGTGGGCCTCGAACCCACGACCGGGAGTTTTTCAGGCTCCTACTCTACCGAACTGAGTTACAGCAGCATGTCGCGGTTTAGGAGACTTCCCGCAGACGCTCCCGTTTCCAGCGCGCCCCAGCCACCGGGAGTCCCCAGTAGCCGCCTCCACCATCGCCGGGTTCGAGTTTCCCAGCGTGCAGGCTTATCATTATGCCGTTAGGTTTTACGTCCAGACCCCGGCGAACGGACTCATATGGAGCACCCATTCGGACTCGAACCGAAACCAGTTGCTTACAAGACAACTGTCCTACCATTAAACGATAAGTGCTTGGCGAAGCCAATGGGACTCGAACCCACTATCTCTAGCGTGACAGGCTAGTATCAATACCTCTTAGACCTTGGCTCCATGGTCCTTGCTGCTGGACTCGAACCAGCGGCCTCCACATTATCAGTGTGATGCACGCATACCTACCGTGCTCAGCAAGGATAGACGCCCTTGTCGTCTCGAACGACTCCTGCGGGGGTGACCCGCCGTGCTACCGATACACTACTGGGGGCTATGGTACCGTAACGGGGACTCGAACCCCGGACCTCCTACTTGGCAAGCAGGCGCACTAACCGAGACTGTGCTACTACGGTATGGACAGCGCGACGGGACTCGAACCCGCATAATCGACTGGTTAAGGGCCAGTTGGTCGCCATTGACCTACACGCGCCGATTGGCTCCAGAATGAGGACTCGAACCTCACACTCCACGGTTAACAGCCGCGTATGTTACCACTAACACCATTCTGGAATGGTCAGGGTAGCAGGACTCGAACCTGCGACCACTTGTATCCGAAACAAGTGCGCTACCAACTGCGCTACACCCTGTTGGTCACACCCGCGAGACTCGAACTCGCACTACACACGGTCTGAACGTGCTCCCTCTGCCATTTGGGGTACGGTGTGATTGGTACTGATGGTGAGACTCGAACTCACACTGAATAGGCTCTCGACCTACCCCCTCTGCCGATTGGGGTACACCAGTATGGCACCGCTGATAGGACTCGAACCTACAACCTAAACGTTCGTAGCGTTTTGCACTATTCCATTGTGCTACAGCGGTATGGTCGGGTCTAAGGGAGTCGAACCCTCATTGTCCTGCTTGAAAGGCAAGTTTCCTAGGCCATTAGAAGAAGACCCGATTGGCAACGGCTCTAGGACTCGAACCTAGATTTTGGGGTTCAGAGCCCCTCGTCCTACCATTGAACGAAACCGTTATGTGTTAGAGATTGACTGTAAGCCCCGTCCTGTATCCCCGTGGTTCGGACGCCTTGCGGCTCCCACGACAGGTGACTGCCATCCAACTTGGTCGGCTGTTACCAGACGACTCTTTTCGTACACTCGGCACCGTGGCGTTGCTCCCCAGTAGGTGCCCGACTTTCTCCACGTTCAGATTGCCCGTTTCACTCCGGCGAACCGGCATCGTCACTGTTGCTCTAATGCGCACCTTGCGGTGGAAGGCCGTTAGCCTCAACGCTGCAACTGAGAGCGGGGACTTTCCTCACCGTAGCGCGGCAGTCCATCAATCTCTAGCGAGAGTGTACCACGGATGACCGTGGCTGTCAACTGTATTTGGTAGCCCCCACAGGACTCGAACCTGTACTGTACCGGGTTTGAGCCGGTTCTCTCTGCCGATTGGAGTACGGAGCCATGGTACCCGAGGTAGGACTCGAACCTACGACGCTCTGCATGTAAAACAGACGTTCTTGCCGCTGAACTACACGGGCATGGTGCACGCTACTGGACTCGAACCAGTGACCCCCACCATGTCAAGGTGGTGCGCTAACCAACTGCGCTAAGCCTGCATTGGGGCGAACTGTGGGACTCGAACCCAACATTGACGGGTTCACAGCCCGTTGACTTAGCCTTTAGTCTAAGCCCGCCATGGAGCATCCTACGAGACTCGAACTCGTAACAACAGTTTGGAAGACTGTTGTGTTGCCATTACACCAAGAATGCATGGTAGCACCTGAGGGGCTCGAACCCTCGATTTCCAGTTTGAGAAACTGGTGCCTTGTCCGACTTGGCCAAGGTGCCATGGAGCCAACGGAGAGACTCGAACTCTCTACCTCGTTCTTACCAAGAACGCGCACTGCCGGTTGTGCTACGAAGGCATGGAGCCAACCCACGGACTCGAACCGTGAACCTACGCTTTACGAAAGCGTTGCACTACCATTGTGCTAGGAAGGCATTGGTGGGGACGGCAGGGTTTGCACCTGCATAGCCCGAAGGCGACTGTTTTACAGACAGATGATTTCGCTCACTTACCATCGGCCCCATTGGCAGAAGTCCAGAGACTCGAACTCTGAGTCGCAGTTTTGGAGACTGCTGGTTTACCGTTAACCGAGACTTCTATGGTGGAGAAGGAGGGACTCGAACCCTCAACCTTATGCTTGCAAGGCATTTGCGCTCCCATTGCGCCACAACCCCATGTAGTGATGTATAGTACCACAAGACTACCGATACCTGCAACCCCCTCGTTTAAGCGCGCTTCGGGTGTCCGGTTGACCTGCACGGTGGCAGACATTTAGTTGGCGGATGCTAAGGGACTCGAACCCCTACGTCTGTGACGACCTCACCGCTTTCGAGGCGGCGTACCGCTCCTTTGGGAGCATCCATTGGCGGAAACGTAGGGACTCGAACCCTAAACGCCTTTCAGCGCGCCTGTTTAGCAAACAGGTTCCTCGACCATTCGGGTCGTTTCCATGGCGGAAGTTGTAGGACTCGAACCCACACTGCCTTTCGGCAATCACGCTTTTCAAGAGCGATAAGCACGCCTATGCGAACTTCCATTGGTGTAGCCGAGGGGAGTCGAACCCCACTCCGTCCTTATCACGTTGGCCACATTGGCGGAACCTAGAGGACTCGAACCTCTGTGCCCTTACAGACTCAGCATTTCCAGTGCTGCGCATTTACCATTCTGCCAAGGTTCCATGATGCGGTTTGGGAACCGCCAAGACGGAACCCCGTACGCCACCACCGCAAGGTGCAATATGGTTACGCCTTTCGGCGTGGTCCCGGTGCGATGCCGTGACGGGCACGATACTTTGTCGTGCTGTGTGTCACACCGTCCCACCGGTAGTTTCGTCCGACCTTCCGGCCCTTGTTCTTCTGCTTCTTGCCCTTCTTACGGCCAAGCGCAGCAAGTGCTGTGAGAGCGTCCAATGACTACCTCCTTTCTAGAGTATAGTCATTCGCGCCTCCTTTCTTGAAGTGGAGGGAGGGGGGCTGCAACCCGAGCGGGTGGGGAGCCGACCCCATCCTCCCAACGGAACTTATTTGGTTGCAGCCTGCAGAGTCGAACTGCCGAAGCCAAGGCTTATGAGGCCCAGCGGGAACCGTCCATAAAGACTGCTATGGTCTGAGATAGAGGACTCGAACCTCTGTCACGTGGTCCCAAACCACGAGCGCAACCTCTACGCCAATCTCAGTTGAGTGACGGTGCCTACTCCGTCTACGCATGCTGCGGATATTAGCACAGATAGTAGCAGTCTTGCAACTGTTACTTCAAGCGGAACTTTCGGTTGCTCAGCGTGTAGTTCGTTGCGGTCGATGCGAAGGCAAAAACTGCCCAAGCGGCGAAGACTCCGAACCACTGGTAGCCCATCGCACCACCCTCAAAGACCGCCGTCTCGACTGCGAGCGGCACGAGGAACGAGTACCCGACAGTCAGCATTGAAACCAACTGCGAGCGGAATGAGCAGCGTGGCGGCGAAAAGTCGTGGAACGCAGCAAAGTAGACCCCCATCGACACCCCACCGAGCATCGCTGCAAGGATTACCCCGAGACTGATAAGGTCCATTACTTCTTGACTCCCGCGTCAACAAGGCGACGGAGCAGGTCAAGGTTCTCGACAGTGAGGTCACGGACCTCTTTCGAGAGTTGGTCAACCTGTGTGGACAGGGCCTCGTTCTTGCGCGTCAGGTCCGCGACCTGCCGTTCCAGTTCAGTGATGCGTGTGCCCAGTGCTTTGTTCATGCCTTCCAACGTATCTTGGTAGGCTTCCTGAGCCTCACTCAGACCAGACTTACGGTTCAGAAAGAAACCGATGCCCTGAACCACGATGGCACTGATTGCGCCGACCACGCCGACGATGATAACTTCCATATGTTTGACCATCACGACGTACTTCAAGGAGGGTGGGAAAGGCGGGCGCTTGTTCCGGCCTCCGGCTTCAATAGGGTGCCGCGAGGAACGCGGATGCTGACCCCGCCAAATAGAGGGACGCATTGCCCTCTACTATATAAGGCGAGTTCAGCATCCTTTTGCCCGTTTTATGAGTCCCATCCCCGGTAAACGTGCGGGAAGCAAGGTCCGGGGCATTTCGAGAACCATTGGCTCACCTTCTCGATTGCCTGATTGAGTTGGTGCTCCCTAATCATCTTCTCGAAGTCAGCGGGCGGCGCGCTTTCCGGCTTCAAGGTCTTCTTTGACATCTGCGAATACCTCCGGGTACAGTTCGAGAAGTTGGTCGAGGATTTGGTTGGCGATGACCTGCATTTCCGGCTGAGCCGATGGGTGGCAGCGAAGCCTGCAGAAGTGACGCCACTCGCGCAGGTTGGCCTTCATGATGATGCGGGTCCTAGTGCCATTCGGCAGGACGTAGCGGGCCAACTGGCTCTTTACGCCGAGAACCTTCAACTTCTTGTAGGCACGGGCTGCATACTCGTAGGCATCCTCCAAGATGATGCGCTCCGTTGGGTCCAACTCAGGCGGGACAAAGAACAGGTCTTCCGGTTCTTCTTCGTCGTAGCGGACATACCGCTGCGACTCCTGCTGGTAGGATGCGATGCGGTGGCGCACGAGTTCATGGCTGACAACGCGACTGCATTCAATCTCGAACGTCGCGTCGGCCATTTCGACCATGGACTCGTGGCCACTCTCAATCCAGCGACCGATGATTGACCTGTCTCCCATCTTTAGGCGGGAGTTAGGGCCGTAGTCAACGCGCCCAGCGTACTCGATGAGGTCTTGCGGCTCGTCAAGAAAGCCAAGCGTCTGAGTGACGGCAATCAGGGTCGCTCTAGGTTCCATGGTTCCCCTTTACTCTGTGTCCGTAGCCGGTGGGGTAGGAATGGGCGTGGACGGTACCGGCGTGGGAGTGCTCGTGGGTGAAGGTGTGACCGAGGGCGTCGGTGTGACTGTGGGCTCTGGACTCGGAGACTCGCTCGGCTCTGGTGAAGGTGGTGATGTAACCTGCGGGGTTGCCGAGGGAGCCGGAGTCATGGACGGTGAGGCCGATGGTGTCGTCGTCGGCTGCGGTGTAATAGGCGGGGTGGCAGATGGTTCGACTCCTTCGTAGACTACGTAGTATGAAACGTCGTGACCGTTGCCCAAGTACGCGAACAGCGTCGTGGTACCGTCAGCGGTGAGGATGCCTGTGGCCTCAGTGCTGCCCTTGACGCAGAACGATGTTCCGGCAGGGAGGACGGTAGTGTTGTAGTTGCCCTCGAACTTGGTGCCCCAATCCGGGCAATGCTCGGTCTTGGCAAAGACCGGCAGGACAAGAACCGACAGCAGCATTGCGATTACTACTGTGGCCCCGAGAACCTTGCGCATTCTATCTCCTTTTGCTATCAGGGCGACTTGCCCCTAGCGTGAGTATATGCCCTACGGCTCTCGGTGCCTACCAGATTGGTGCGTGCTTACAACATATCCTCTAGGACCGGCTTGGCAATCCAGAAGCCGATGATGCCGGTCAGCAGGCCGGGTAGCCCGAAGACCTGAGCAAGCCCGACCGTGGCGACGACGCCACAGAAGATGATGAAGACTAGTGCCGCCCTATTCACGAGGAACCTCGTATAGCATGCGCATGGGGGCTCCACAGTTGTCGCACTGCGGACCACGCTTCCACTTGCGCGGAGTGTAAGCCTTTCCGAAGTAGTTGCCGACCCTTGCGCCCGGACGGTGCTGGCAGCACTTACCGGAGCAGATTGCGAAGATGGTCGGGTCATCGAACTCTAGCGTGATTGCCATGGTTCCTCCTAGCAGACTGAGTGGCCGCAGGTGAGGCACTTGGCGCACCCTTCCTCGCGGATGAATGACGCCGTGCCGCACTCAGGGCAAAGGTCAGCCTTCGTCCTGATGGTGACTGTGGGGCTTGTCGGGGCCGGGGTGAACTTCACGGAGTCAGCCTCAGCCTCGTACGTGCCAGACTCGTTCTGCATGACGATTGTCACCTTCTTGCTCTCACGGGGCTTGTTGGCCGCTGTGAGGGCTTCACCAATAGCGTGCGGGATGGGCTTGTTGAACTGTGCGCTTCCGCCGACTCCCTCCAACTGGTTCGCCACGCCGCCAAGCGTTGCTCCCTTGCGGAGGGCAAGGGAAGCGAGCCTTCCCATGGCTTCTGCCATAGATGCCACGTCGCTGCCAGCCTTGCCGACGTTGAAGAACACTTCGACTGCGCGGCCAGTGTCAGGGTCGCGGTTGACCGTGATGTAGGCCGTGCCTGCGCGGGTGCCGGTCTTGACGGTGGTGCCGTCGAGCAGTTCCGGCCTCTGGTATTCCTGAGCGTACTCGAACAGGGAGTAGTTGGCGTCCAGCATTTCGCGCAGGTCGTCAATGACGTTCAGCGCATCCTCGTAGAGGAACTGGTACGACTCCCCCGTCTCCGGGTCAATCTCGTCCTTTGGCGTCTCCTTGTAGAGAACCTGTGCGCGGCCAGAGCCGTCACGGAAGTAGGCCAGACCCTTCAAGCCGGAGTCGTATGCCAGCGTGTAGGCACGCTCAACATCGTCAACCGTGTGGCTGTTTGGGCCGTTGATGGTCTTGGACACCGACGAGTCGATGTACTTCTGTGCTGCGGCCTGCATTGCGATGTGGCCTTCGACGCTTACGTCATTGGAGGTCACGAGGTACTTCGGCTTTAGCACGCCTTCCGGCACGTACTTCTCGATGGCCGGGGCCACGACGATGTGCTCGCCGGTACGGTCCTTGCGGGTGTACTTGAAGTCGAAGTACGGCTCGATGCCGCTGTTCACGCCAGCGAGGATGCTGGTGGTCCCGGTCGGTGCCTGCGTGAGCAGGAACAGGTTGCGCATGCCGTAGTTCTTGACCTGAATGCCGAGAGGCGTCCCGGCAATGCCCTTCAAGTACGGCCTGCTCGCCATGTCCTTCGTCCACGCCGGGGCAGGACCCTTGACCTTGGCAAGGTTGTTTGAGGCACGGACTGCGTGCGTCTTCATCAACTTGAAGACCTTTTCGGTGAAGTCAACGGCATCCGGCTCGCCATAGGTCAGGCCAAGCGCGATGAGCGCATCAGCCAGTCCCATGACGCCGAGGCCGATGCGGCGCAGGTTCTTCTGCGCAGCCTCGTTCTCAGGGATGAAGTAGAAGTTCTTGTCGATGACGTTATCGAGGAAGCGGACTGCGACCTCAACGTCATTGCCGAAGGAGTCCCAGTCGAACACGTAGGACGTGTGGTACTTGGTCTTGTTGCCGACCTTGATGTAGGCATCGAGGTTCATGGCACCAAGGTTGCAGACGGAGTATGGGCCAAGGCCCTGCTCGCCGCACGGGTTGACGCTGATAATGTCCTCGACACCGGCTCCGGTGCTCAGCGCATTGTAACGTCCCAAGAACACCACTCCGGGTTCACCGGACCCCCAAGCAGCATCAGCAAGGCTGCGCCAAATGTCTCTGGCTCGCACTGTGCGGTAAGTGACAACCTCGCCTCCCTCAGCCTCCCACTTGGCAAGATTTCCTGTCCAGTGAGTGTTATATCGAGGGTCACTCGTGTTCGGGAAACGAAGTCTCCACTCACCGTCACTTCGGACAGCCTCCATGAACTCGTCGCTGACGGCAACAGAGACGTTAGCGTTTGTAATGAGCGAGAAGTCTCGCTTGGCATTGATGAAGTCCTCCACGTCAGGGTGCCAGTCATCGAGCATGAACATCGCTGCACCACGGCGAGAACCGCCCTGCTCAACGACACCGACCGCACGGGAGGCCACGTCCATCCAAGAGACAGGGCCGGAGGTCGTGCCGTTGACACGCTTCAAGTGTGCGCCCTTCGGGCGAAGAACGGACCAGTTGATGCCGACCCCGCCGCCACGGCTCATGATATCGACCATCAGGCCAATCGTGTCGAAGATGGCCTCACGGCTGTCATTGCCGGGGTCGCTGTACATGCGGGGCGGAAGAACCTCAGCCTGAACCGGGTACTCCCTAGAAGCCCTGCGGACCTTCGTCTCCACGGGGATGACGTAGCAGTTGTAGAAGGTGACCTCGCTCTCGGTGCCAGCCCCGCTCAGGATGCGGCCACCGGGGACGAACTTCCAGTCCAGAAGGAGACGGTTGAACTCGTCCCGCTCCTGCTCATTGTCGCCAATGGCCAGAGCGACACGGCTCCACATTTCGTAGGGCTGCGACTCGATGGGCTGGCCAGTCTCGTCCTTGCGTGCGTAGCGGTCTAGGAAGACCTTTGTTCGTTGTTCGTTCATTCGGCAAGCACCTTCTTGATTTCTCGGAGCATGTACAGTACCTCGCTCCCGCGAATGCGGTCACGGTACCACTCATCCTCGTGGGTTGTGAAAACTGGTTCGTAGAACTGGTATCCGTTCTCTTGGACCGGTTCACCGAACTCGACCGTAATCTTACGGCCATCTGCCGTGCGTAGGCCCCAAAGGCTCCCGTCTAGGAACTCCCGGCTCATCAGCACGAGCATCGTATGCTCATCCATCGCTTGCTCTTTCCTCCACAATGTCGTAGCCGGAGAATGGATACGTCCTGCGAACAGCAGCACGCATGTTGGCCAGTGCCTCTCGCTTGGTGGCACCAATCCCCTTGATGCCCCTCAACTTGGGGTCGTCACAGGAGACGGCAAAGTACGGCTCGACCGAGTACCGGATGGTAACGGTCTGCCGTTCAGCGGTGGGAACTTGTTTGGCCCTAGCCACGCTCAACCTCGTCTAGCGATGTTCATTCATCTTGGAGCATTATGCCACACCCGAGTCTCCGGTTGCAACCGCCAGAGGTCACGTTTTTCCCTCGCGGCCCGAACCATCATCCTCTTATGACATAGAGAGTGTTCTTAGACCTCCTTACCATAGAGAGAGGATACTACTCCTTCTCTCTCTATATATATAGAGGATGATAACAAGGAGACTAGAGGATGGCATCCCTGATAGTCATGCTATCTACTGTGGCCATGGATGGCCATGGCTAGTGGAGGATACTCCCTTCTGGCTCTCTCCGGCAACTCTGCATGATTATGCACTCCATGCAGTGTTTCATGCATGGTTATGCAGCCTGAGCGAGGTACCCATGCATAATGATGCAAAATGCATGAATATGCAGTGGTAAGGGTGGTTGGGCTGCTGTTCCGCATCGGGGAGAGTTTGGAAACTGCTTTTATTTACCGGGGTCACCTGCCCGTGCATAGGGCGGGCCGATGGGAGCCTACCGAAGGGGCCGCCGAGCATACCGCTATCGGCACGTATCGGTATGCATAGCGGCCCGATAGCGGCCCGATACCATCCGAACGGCCCGCGATACCGAACGGCCCGACTAGTTGATTGCGCACGCAACTAATCCGAATGTGCGACGGCCCGAGAATACG